CATTTAGTGACTTTGAGAAAGCTATCTTACGCGGCATAGCTTCTGGCTTGGGTGTTAGTTACGTGAGCCTATCAAACAACCTAGAAGGTGTATCATACTCATCTATTAGGCAAGGAACGATTGAAGATAGAGACCATTACAAAATGCTTCAGCAGTTCATGGTTGACCATTTTGTTGATGACGTTTATCGCAGTTGGTTAGAACAGGCTATGACTTATGGCGCAGTTACTTTGCCGATAACCAAGTATGATATATTTGCAGACAGCGTTACATACCGTCCACGTGGCTTCAGTTGGGTTGATCCGCAGAAAGAGATACGTGCGAGCATTGATGCTGTGTCTAATGGCATTATCAGCTTGCAGGATGTTCACTCTCAATATGGTAAGGACACAGAAGAAGTGTTTGAAGCTATCAGCCGTGAGAAAGAATTAGCAGAACGCTATGACATAGAAACAGCGTTTGAACCATTTGGCACTAAGTTGCCAGCAGAACCGACAGTAAGTGGTGACGATGGCGAGCTATAAACCAACAAAAGGAATGGTGACAGAAGCTGAACGCGGCCTTGCTTGGCGGCGTGAGTTTGGGCGTGGCGGCACAGAAGTTGGTATTGCACGTGCTAGAGATATAGCAAATGGCAAAAGCCTATCTGAAAGCACTGTCAAGCGTATGTTCTCGTTCTTCAGCCGACATGAGGTTGATAAACAAGCTGAAGGCTTTAAGCAGGGTGAGAAGGGCTATCCATCTAACGGACGTATTGCATGGGCTTTATGGGGTGGTGATGCAGGGTTTACATGGTCAAAGGGTATACGAGATATATTGGAAAAAGAGGATGAACGCCAGTTCCGTGAACTAAGTGCGGCAGTTCAAAAGGGATTGCAAAAGAAGGCAGACGACCATAATGCAGAACATGGTGACACGCCATCTAAGCGCACAAGCGTTAGAACGCTGGCGGCTGTATTCCGCAGAGGGGTTGGTGCATATAAAACTAATCCGCAAAGCGTTAGGCCAACTGTCAAAAATCCTGAAACTTGGGCATACGCACGAGTTAATAGTTATTTATATGCTTTGCGTAATGGTAAGTTTAGAGGTGGAAAACATGATACAGATTTGTTACCATCGGGACATCCAATGTCAACTAAAGACAGAAGTATAGATAGCGAGGTTACTATGGCTGAGATTGACGAACAGCGTCACATTAAGAACGTCGAGGAAACTAATGACGAAGTTATTGTGACATTTGCCAAAGCTGAAGTTGAACCAGCTATGGAAATGGAAATGGAAATGGAAATGGAAACTGATGACCGTTTTGACCGTTCATCATTGACATACAGACAAGCTACGTTTGATGGATATGATGACGATGAGGATGATAGGTCTATCAGAATGTCACTGTCTAGTGAGTTGCCCGTTGATCGTTCATTCGGGCGTGAGGTGCTAGAACACAGTGAAGAAGCTATTGACATGTCAAGGTTATCCAGTGGCTATGCGCCATTGTTATTAGACCATGACATGACCAAGCAGATTGGTGTTATCCGTAAGGCATATCTGGATAAAGCTGACAAGAGACTTAGAGCAGAAGTCAAATTCTCTAAATCTCCACAGGCTCAGATTGTTTTAGATGACATTAAGGACGGCATCCGAAGCAACGTCAGCATCGGCTATGTGGTTCGCAATATGGTTGCAGATGACACTAACGGGACGGTTAGAGTTAACGATTGGCAACCATACGAAGCCAGCATTGTAAGTGTCGCGGCCGACCCACAGGTCGGAGTGAACCGCAGTGCTAATTTTGTCGAAACACCTAAAGTCGAGGAGATTAAAATGACTGAGGTAAATACAGACGAAATCCGTCAAGCCGCTAAAAAAGAAGCACTTGGCGAGTTTCAAAAGAATGCCCAAGAGATTACAGCTTTGGGCGCACGTCACAACAAACGCGACCTTGCAGATCAAGCTATTGCTGATGGCCTGTCAATCGCTGAGTTCCGTGGCGTTCTTCTGGATGCACTTCCAGAAGGTAAGCCACTAGAGCAATCTGTTGGCGCAGTTGACCTAAACGAAAAAGAGCAACGTGATTACAGCTTTATGAAAGCTGTCCGTGGCTTGGTAAATGGTTCAGGTCTTAATGGTTTGGAGCGTGAAGTTTCAGACGAAATCGCAAAGCGGCAAGGTCGTGAAGCCCGTGGCTTCTATGCACCTGATAGCTTCTGGACAGGCCAACGCGACCTGACTAAAGGCACAAATTCTGCTGGTGGTTTCTTGGTTGGAACTGATCATCTTGGCAATGAGTTCGTTGACGCACTCCGCGCACGTCTGGTTTTCAGTGACCTTGGCGCACGTTTTATGACAGGTTTAAAAGGCAATGTTGCCATCCCTAAACTTGCCGCTGGCGTATCTGCTGGGTTTGTTGCTGAGAATGGTGCGACTTCTGAAGTCAACGCAACATTTGCACAAATCGAGATGGCTCCAAAATCGCTTGGGGCGTTTACTGACATTAGCCGTTTGCTGATGATACAGTCAGACCCGTCTGTTGAGCAAGTTGTACGTGATGACCTTCTTAATGCTATTGCTCAGAAGATTGAGGATGTAGCTATTGAAGGTGGTGCATCAAACGAACCTACTGGTATTACAGGTACATCTGGCATTGGTTCAGTTGCTATCGGTACTAACGGTGGCGCACCAACATGGCAAATGGTTACAGACCTTGTTAAAGAGGTTGAGGTTGATAATGCCGCAATTAACGCAAATACTCTTGCGTTCCTGACTAACGCTAAAGTTAAGTCTAAAATGGCATCAACAGCTAAAGTATCATCAACAGACAGTGTAATGATACTGAACGAGCCGTGGAATTCACTCTATGGTAATCCTCTCGCGGTAACTAACAACGTACCATCAGACCTTACTAAAGGTTCTACATCTGGCACTTGTTCTGCACTGATTTACGGCGACATGTCACAACTGATGCTTGGGTTCTTCTCAACAGCAGATGTGCTTGTTGACCCGTACACAGGCGGTTCATCAGGTGCGGTGCGTATCCGTGTAATGCAGGAAGTAGATATTGCTGTGCGTCACGCTCAGTCGTTTGCGGCCTGTTTGGACATCACTACTGCTTAATGAAAACGTGGGGAGATTTGTTCTCCCCACAATTCATCGGGGGCTAAAATGAAGATTAGACTTAAACGAGATATTGCTATCAAGGGTGAGCATAATGTTGCTGGCTCAGTGGTAGACGTTGATAATGATACTGGCATAAGCTTGGTTAATATGGACAGGGCTGAACTTGCAGAAAATGATGCAAAGCTAGAAAACAGAGCCGTTGGGCTTAACACAGAAAATGCCGCACCACTTACAAAGCGTAAGAAGGCGAAAAAGTAATGGCAGTAGAAACCGCAACCGAACTATCAATATTCTTTGATACGGATGACTTTGGGGTTGCGGCAACCTACACACCATCAGGCGGTAGTGCCGCCACAGTAAATGGGATATTTGATAATGCGTTCTTTGAAGTCCAAAGTGGTGGCGAAGTTTCAGTTGCTATGGAACAGCCTACTTTCGTCTGCCGCACTTCAGATGTGTCTAGCGCGGCTGAAGGCGATGCGCTCACTGTTAACTCAGTTGCTCACACAGTTAGGGTTGTGCAAGTCGATGGTGTTGGAACGACTACACTTATTCTGGAACAGAATTAATGGCACACGTTCGTAAGTCTATACGTGATAATATCACCACGACACTTACGGGCTTAACGACAACAGGTTCAAGTGTATTTCAGACGCGGTTCTATCCATTAGCTGAAGCTAAGTTACCAGCTTTGACTATATACACAAAATCTGACACGACAGAATATAGTACCATATCAACGCCAAGGACGCAGATAAGAACGCTGGATGTTACTGTTGAGGCTTATGTTGCTGGCAATACAAACGTAGACAATACGTTAGACACAATAGCCGTTGAGGTAGAAGAAGCATTATATACTGATCTGACCCGTGGCGGTAATGCCAAAGATACACGGATCACGCAGTTTGATGCAGACTTTAGCGGTGATGGAGAAAATCCAGTTGGTGTTGGTAGGTTCACAATAGAAGTTGTATATGCTACTTTAGAAAATGACATTGAAACGGCGGTTTAAGATGAAACAAGTTCGTATTTATGATAAAGATGGTAATATGATAGTATGCTGGCCTGAGACAGCTAAAAAGCTTATTGGGCTAGGATATTCGGCTGACGAGCCGAAAAAGAAGGGTAAAAGTCAGAAGCCCAAAAAGTCTGACACAGTTGCAACTGACGGAGATTAATTATGGCAACACATGCAGGTTCAGAAGGTTTGGTAAAGGTCGGCGGAAATACGATTTCTGAAGTCCGTTCATTTACTTTGGATATAACTGGTGAAGTCATTGAAGATACTTCTATGGGCGATAGCTTTCGTTCATATAAAGCTGGTTTAGGTTCATATACAACATCAGTAGATTGCTTCTTTGATGAAACAGACACAGCGCAAAACGCACTTGATGTTGGTTCATCTGTGACACTAGAACTGTATCCAGAGGGTGCGGCTTCTGGCGACACATATTTTACTGGAACAGTTATTGTTACTGGTAAAAGCGTCACATCATCATTTGATGGTATGGTTGAAGTTTCATTTTCTGCCACAGGTACTGGTGGAATTACTGAAACACAAGTTTAAGTTTAGGCATTGGTGGCAATATGTCTAAATTTGGTGAACAAATAGCCGCAAACCGTGCGGCGAGAGAGCGTCATTCAGTAGAAGTTTCTGAGTGGGGTACAGAAGATAGTCCGTTGGTTATTTACTATGGGGCTGTTACTGGCAGTGATATTGATAAAGTCCAGCGCAAGCACAAAGACTTTCTGACTAACCCAACAATGCCAGCAATGGTTGAGGTTCTGCTAATTAAGTCAGAAGATGAACATGGCGAAAAAATCTTTACGTTAGAAGATAAGCCCACTTTGATGCGTGAGCCTTTTGAGATTATCACAAGGGTTTTTGGAACTGTCTTTAATGCTACATCATTAGAGGAACAGGAAAAAAACTAAGACGCGACCCATTCAGGTTCAATCTAATAGCACTGGCTGAAAAACTTGGTAAGACCATTGCAGAGATTGAACTAATTACATTAGACGAGTATAATGAATGGGTTGCGTATTATAATTTGCTAAAGGAACGGCAAGATGGAAAGAATTAATATAGGCTTGGTTGCACATGATAAGGCAACAGCCCCCATCAAGAAAGTTCAACAGCAAGTCAGCCAGTTCCGTGTAGTGGTTGACAACTCTACCAAGTCCACAGCTAACTTTAATAAATCTATGCAAGCTGGCACTAGATCATCAGGAATGATGCGTGGTGGCATTCAGCAACTAGGTTTTCAAGCGCAGGACGTTGCAGTTCAGTTGGGTGCTGGCACTAATGCCGCGCAAGTCTTTGCTCAACAGGGTTCACAAATCTTATCAGTGTTTGGTGCTGGCGGTGCAGTCTTGGGTGCTGTCGTCGCTGTTGTAGGTTCTTTGGGTGCGGCCTATATGCGTTCGGGTGCATTTACCAAAAGTTTTGCAGATGAGCATGAAGAACTGAACGAACTGCTGGATGATGCGGCAACACTTGGCGGCACAGCTAAAGAGCAGTTTGATAGGCTAAAAGATACTTATGGAACTGTCACTACTAGCGTCATAGCTTTGAATGAAGCGCAGAAAAATTTAATAAGATTAGATATAGCTAAGAACTTTGCACAGTTGAAAGAAGCAGTCTTTGACAGTGCAAGTGAGTTTTTAAATGTAGCTGATAGGCTTAAAACTATATCAGAAGGCGACAGGGACGCTAAAAGAGCAAAACAAGGTTTGGCAACTGCCTTGCAATTACTTAATAAAGAGTTTGAATTAAGCAAGCCAAAAATAAAAGAAGTATCAGTTCTGTTGAAGGAATTGCTAGAAGTTCCTGCTGAAAAAGGTGAAGAAGCCACACAAATTATAAGTAAAATAATTAATATTTTTGGCAACGCTAACCCTGAAAAGGTAAGAGAACTGCAAGACACTTTGGTCAAGTTTGGTCTTACTATACCAAAAGTATCTGAAACGCTGAATGAGTTATCAGAAGAAGCATCAGATAGCGTAGACGGATTAGCGGCTAACTTTATGAAGAACTTTGGCGACGTTATCCCTACAGCCGCTTCATCTGTTCAGTCAGCTATCAGTGATGCGCTGACGGGTGCTAAGAGTGCAATGGACGCATTTAAGGATGCAACGAGCAAAATTGTTAGCGCAATCATAAGCAAATTCTTAGAGTTAGCCGTAATCAATCCTATCTTAAACAGCATCTTTGGTGGTGTGTCTGGATATGAGAAAGCACCAACAATGAGCTTTGGGCAAAAGACTGCATTTGCCACAGGCGGCAGTGTAAGACGTGGCAGACCCATTATGGTGGGGGAAGCTGGCGCGGAACTCTTTATTCCCAACAAAGCAGGTGTGATAGTGCCAAACAATCAGCTTAGTGGTGGAGATGGTGTGACCATCAATCAGACTATTAATGTTACTACTGGTGTACAGCAGACTGTAAGAACAGAGATAGCCAGCCTAATGCCACAGATAGCACAAGCCACTAAGTCTGCTGTTGCAGATGCTAGGATGCGTGGCGGTTCTTACTCTAAAGCGTTTGGTAGGTAATTATGGCTATTACATATCCGCTATCTACACCAACTAATAAAACCATTGCAGACATCAATCTGATTGCACGGAATGTTGTGGGCGTTTCAACATCACCATTTAGCTTCAAGCAACAGGTTTATCAGTATCAGGGACAGCGTTGGGAAGCAGATATTACATTGCCGCCAATGAAGCGTGAGGATGCGGAACTTTGGGTGTCGTTCTTGATGAAGCTGTACGGACAAAAAGGCACGTTTTTGCTTGGTGATCCGCTTGGCGGTACTGCTAGGGGTTCTGCATCTACATCAGCAGGGACACCCGTGGTTAACGGTGCAAGCCAAACAGGTGGCACATTAGCCATTGATGGTTTACCAGCTAGTGCTACTGGCTATCTTAAGGCTGGTGATTATATACAGTTGGGATCAGCCGCAACAGCACAACTATACAAAGTGCTTAACGATGCGGATAGCAATGGTAGTGGACAAGCCACATTAGACATCTGGCCTAATCTAAGGTCATCACCATCAGACGGGGCAACAGTTGTAGTATCAAACGCTAAAGGTGTGTTTCGTTTAGGTAGCAATGAAACAATCTGGAACATAAACAAGCTGGCACTTTACGGTATCGTGTTTGGCGCAATAGAAAGTTTGTAATGTCTAGGAACTTAACAACCGCAGTATCAAACCAATTATCAGCAGATGAATTACAGCCGTTCTTTGCTGTTAAGCTGAACTTTGACAGTGGTGCTTTGCGGCTATGGACAGGTTACGGAGATGTTACGGTTGCTAGTGAAACTTATACGGGTGGCGGTCAATTCTTAGGTATATCACCAGTAGAGGAAACTGTTGAGGTTGCGGCGAGAGGTGTAACCATGTCACTTAACGGCATCGATGCAAGCCTAATAACTTTAGCACTAACTGAAAATTATCAAACAAGGTCAGCCAAAGTTTATCTTGGTGTTTTGTCATCAGGTGCAGTCGTAGCAGACCCGTATCTTATTTTTGATGGTCGGATGGACGTTATGACCATTGATGACAATGGTGAAACTGCAAACATAAGTATGACTGCTGAAAGCAGATTAATAGACTTAGAGCGTCCTAAGTTGCGAAGATATACAAGTGAAGACCAGAAGCTAAATCATCCAAATGATATTGGGTTAGACTTTGTTGCATCATTGCAAGAAAAAGAGATAGCTTGGGGAAGCGGCAAGGATGATGTGGGTTATGTATATCCAGTTGCTAATCCATACGATATTCAACTGCCATACTTCTAATGCGTTTACCTGATTGGGATAAGAGACTTGCCGCTTATATAGAAGAAGCGCGACAAATACCGTTTGAATGGGGCAAGCATGACTGCTTTACTTTTGCCGTAAAGTGTGAAGAAGCAGTTTCAGGTGTGACTAGATTTCCTGAGTTATACAAAGCTAAATATAACAGTCAGTTTGGTGCTAGTAAGGCATTTATAAAAAATGGTTATCGTGGCATGATTGACTGCATAAACAGACGGTGTATCCCGATAAATATAAATATGCTACAAAGAGGTGATTGGGCGGCATTTGACGCACCTGATAACATTGCGATAGGTGTTTGCGTAGGCAATAAGATTGCGGCAACTGGCTTTGATGGTTTAGTATTTATAGACATCAAAGACGTAAAAGCGGCGTGGAGTATTTAAATGGCAACGGCGGTAGTAGGTGCAGTATTAGCGACAGGCGCGGCCGCAGGCGCGACGTATGCATTTGGCACTGCGGCGGCAATCGCGGCGTTTAGCTTTACAACCACATTTGCCGCCACATTAGCACTTTCTGGCATATCAATGGCTTTAACGAAAAAGCCAAAGATACCGACGCAAGCCACCATGCTTGGACGAAGCCAGATGGTCAAACAACCAATCACGTCTAGAAAGATTGTTTACGGTCGTCAGAAGGTATCAGGCGCAGTTGTGTTTATGGAGACTTCTAATAAGTCTCAGTATTTGCATATCATCGTAGCTATTGCTGGTAACGAATTAAATTCAGTACAGAAGGTATTTTTGAACGACGCTGAATTAACTTTAGATGGTGATGGCAATATAACCGCACCAAGCATACTTTCGGGGGTAGGCATTATCAAAAC